ACATGGCAAGGCGTGTGCGGATTACCATCCCCGCACGGCAGGGTGATTATCACATCTTCCTCGATGAGATAGCTCTGCCAAACCAAGTCCTCCCTGCTAACCGTGATCTTATTACGGTGGGCATAGGACTCTGGTGTTCGCTCCTAGGAGATTCGCCTCTTTATGATCTGAAACCATTTTCAGCGATTCATAGATTTAAGAAATCATTGATAGCTGACTTTGTGACCCAGATCAAGTTCTTCGACGACCTTATCAACGCTCTGATTGAACAGACTGTTGTACAGGCCGGCCGACTAATTGTTCCTTATATACCAGGCTTTCAAAAGACGCCTGTGTATAGGGAGTATGAAGTTTTTCGGAGGACTGGTCGCCCAGATTTACTCCGTTTTTTAGTTAGCTTCTGCACTTTCTGCAAGAAGCTCCAATTAAAAGACGAGACTCTTGAGCAGGCCAGCTTGGAACGCTGGTATGCCACTGAGGAACGACTTCGTTGTCGTTCTTTACCGAATTGGGTAGAGGACTTACGCGAAATTGTGAGTAAGCTGGTCGAAGGGTTCGATGACTCGGTGTTTCTGCCGATACACGGCCCGGGGGCAGTAGCGGATTCTAAGATCAAAGGCATTAGCCGCAAAAATGAAACGTTTGCGGTTGACCCTAAGATCAAATGGTTGTACACAGCTGAGAAAGTTGGGTATGAAGCATTTCCGCGAGAAGAAATCTCGGACGGACGTCCGGCTCGATTGATTTTCGTGCCTAAGACGTACAAAGCTCTACGCTCTGTGTGTCCTGAACCTGTAGACCACCAGTGGTCTCAACAGGCGGTACGGATCTGGTTAGAAGATTGCATCGAGAATGGTTTGCTCCGACAGTTTGTAAGGCTGAAGGATCAGTCATTTAATTCGTCAGCTGCTTGTTTCGGCAGTTTGACGGGTGCTCTTGATACAATCGACTTATCCGCTGCTTCTGATAGTGTAGGTTGGGATTTGGTGAAAGCTATATTTCCAACCAAGGTATTAAAACACCTTCACGCTACTCGGAGTAGGGGTATGCGAATTGGGGGAAAAACTGTATCCCTTATGAAGTATGCTCCGATGGGCAGTGCTGTCTGTTTTCCTGTGCAGACGATCGTTTATGCTGGCGTTTGTTTAATGGAATATCTGCGGTTATCTAGTAGAGATATCGATAGTACTGATTTCAATATCCACAAGACTTTGAAGTTAGATACTTCCACGAAACTTCTACCATTCCGCTGTTATGGTGACGACATTATCACTGATTCGAAGGTGACACATGCCGTCATAGATCGGCTTACAGAGCTGGGTTTTGAGGTGAACGCTAGGAAATCCTTCGTTGGATCCCAGGCGTACAGAGAGAGTTGCGGTGGCCACTATTTTCTGGGCCATAACGTAACACCTCTGTCCTTGAAACTTAAGACTGTAAGATTAAGAGGATTGCGCATAGAGGAGTTGGCTGCCTTTATCGATGTCGCCAATTTATCACGTGACTACGGTTATTCCTGTTTAGGGGATAACGTCGTTAGTTTCTGTGATAATGTTCCAATTAAAAGATTGGAAGAAGTTGGATCAAAAAATCCGATTTTGCGCTCGACAGACGCGGATGACAGCCTCGCCATTTGGGAAGTTGTGCCCGATAACTCTCACTTAAAAACCAGAAGATGGCGTTTAAGCAAGACTAAAGGGACTCACACAGATTACCAAAGAGACGAAGTGCGCAGTATCGCCATTTCTGTGAAAAATGAGGAGGTCCCGGAGTGGGACTCTTACTTTTACACGACATGGTGCCGATCTAAACGTCAC